CAACTGCAAAACCTTTAAGATATCCTGGTATACCTAGTGCTAACTCAAACACTGTTTCTAGTTCGCTTGGTAGCGCACCAGGATATTCGTCTGGTTCTATGATTTTAGTTTTAATTGCTACATCTCTTATTCTTTGATAATAATCTTCTTTGGAAAGTTCACCTCTCCTAACGAGGCTAACCCCTTCTTTCTTTTTCCTTTCAAAAACTCTTTCGGCTTTTAACCTTGCGTTGAGAACATCTTCTTGTGTGTATTTAGCCATTAGAAATCATCCTTTAAAAAGTCGTCAAGAGTGACACTATCTTGTTCTGTGGTACTCCTGTCGAAATTTGTTTCATACTGAACGCCTTGTCCTGTTTCATCTTGTAATGCTCTAACTACGCCTCTAAGCCTTCTTACAATATAATCTTGATCTGCTATGGCTCTCGATACCTTGCTTATTCTAGCTTTATCTCCTTGACTTTTTGCGACTTCAAGCAGTTCAACATTTTTAGTAAGCTGTCCTTCAAATCTGTTTAACAAAGCTTCGTATTTTCTCATTTCTGTTATATCTGAGGTAAAAGTAGCTGGCGCGGGTATTTCATCAGCAGAGAGTTGTAAGTAATAGACAGATGGTCTGCCAGATACTTCACTTGCTGCTGTTCTCAATATTTCTTTATTTAATGCAGATAAATTAGCACGAGCTTTGCTTTGGTCTGAAAAAAGGTCAATGTCAAACATTCTCCCTACGCCGCCAAGTCCATACAACAAAGCATCTGCTGGTCCGAAAGCATATTCTGCTAATTGGTCTTTATCCATAATGTCATCAGTTATAGGTCTTCGCACTGGAGGAACTCCTCCGTCATCGCCTTGCACTTCTTTTAAAAGTTTTTGATATCTGAGTTGTTTTATTGCAGCGTCTATATCTCCACTGCCCTGCCCAACATTTAAAGCCTCTAGGTATTTTGTAGCAGGCGCTACTCCTGGTCGTCTGTTTTCGTTCAAAATCAGCGCCATTTGTAAGAGTCTGTTGTTTTTACTTGCTTCATCTCCACCTGGTACAATAGTGTCTAGCAAAGTAGTTCCGATTTTATCAGTAACTTCTTTTGCTCCCTCTAAAAGACCCTCGATGTTAAAGTTTGTTTTTTCTTTTGCCATGTTGCCCTCTATCCTAAAATACCAAAAGTATCGTTTCTTCTGTTGTTTGCTACAGTAATCATTTGTTGTGGTGACAGTTGAAGCACAGGTGCGCTACTACCTGCTGAAGCTACTGGTTGTTGTATCTCAATAGGTTCAGTATTTGACATGTCTCTTTGTCTTTGCGCTTCTGCAGCTAAAATGTCATTAATCATTTTTGCTCTATCTTTTTCTTTTTTGTCGTCATCGCCTCCATCTGCATCAGCCACTTCTGTATCTTTTTCTGGTTTTGTAGTTGCCTTAAGGCTAGCTTCAAACAACGGATCAACTTGCTTAATTTGTGGGTAAATATCTCCCAAAATACCTGGGTTTATGTTTGGGTCAATATTGGGTGCAAATATTCCTTGATTGAACGCAGGCGACCCACTTGTTATAACTGGTAATCCAGTTTCTGCACTTATATAACCCTGCACTCTATCACCTACTCTACCTGTTTGAGTACCAGTAAGTTGACCAAGCGGGCTGTTATTACGAACTTGGTTAGCCATTTGTTTCAATACGACATCCCTTATTTTTGGCGCAAGTTTTCCTGGGTCGACTACTGTTGCATCGCCTAGCAAACCACCCAAGTTCTTTACACCTTCTGGTATCAAATTCATTGGGTTTAAGTTATTAGGTATCAATCCTAAAGTGTTATTTAAAGCATTTGTTAAAAAATCAAACATGTTGTTCTCCTATGAAAAATATCCTATGCTGCCACCTATTGCAGCTCCTCCTCCACCAGGTAATAACATATTACCAATGGTTGCTCCAGCTAGTGCGTTTGCACCTCTACCTCCGCCTTGTTGCATGTCGTCTCCTGTTGCAATAGCAGTAGTAGGCAATCGGTTTGTGTTAATTATATTTGCAAGACTAACTAGTGATTGATAAGGAGCGTCTTGCTCAAATTGGAATCTTGCTATTCGGTCATTTATTATGTCTTGAACTCTTGCTCTTTCTATATCACCAATTTGTGACTGTAGACTAAACGGATAGCCAAGCCCTTGTTGGATTTGCCCTAAATTAGCTAAGTTAAAACCTTGAGTCTTAATCATATTATTAAAAGCTCCTCCGTATAATTTATTAAAAGCATCGGTTGCCGTGTCTCTTGCTTTATTAAAAGCTAAACTTTCGACAACGCCTTGTCTAGTGCCTCCTAAATTACCGCTTTTGTTAGCAGCGCTTGTAATCCTTCCAAGGTTAGATTGCAACATGTCTTCTATAGGTCTTATAGCTGTTTGCAAAGAACCTCGAAGCCCTGGATCATTAAAGACCTCGTATGGACTTCTAAAACTTCTAGCTAAAGTCTCTGCCCCAAGGTCAGTTAAGTTTCTGCCTTGGTCTCCATAAAATCTTAATGCGTCCGCTTCTGCATTTATAGATGTATCCGATGGTGGGGCAACAGAAATATCTGGGTAGAACTCATAAGGCATGTTCTCCCTGTATACGTTCTCTGCCTGATCGTAAAGCCTTCTAATTGGCTCTCTTTCAATCGGATTTAGTTCTTGTACTGTAGTTCTAGTACCGCCTCCGCTTCCTCCGCTCATAATTATCCTCTCAGTGATATGGTGTTAATTTTTTGCCTAAGACTGTGTATATTTCTTTATATTCATAGTCTTCAAGCTCCTTTTTGAATCCTTTTCTGCAAAACATCTCGACTGCTTCGCAACCGCTTTGTCTTGCCCATTCTTCAATCGTTGTAAGTGTGTGTTTCCATTTTTTAAATTCTATGCCTCCAAGCGTCACGATTCTACACACTGTTTTGTTTGGATATTCAATAATTTGTGTAGTGCCTGCTCCGTATATTTTGTCTCTGTCATCAAATATAACCCACAGTTGCATTTCTCTTTCTACGCACAACTCTTTAATGTCATCTAAAGACAGTTCTTCTTGGCTCTGATCATTCCCAAGTTCTAGATATTTGGAACATTTGTCCCAAATTTTGTTAACTTCATGAGACAAAACCCCTGAAATGTGTATCATCCTAATTTAACCCAACTGCCTGCAGC